AGCCAGCTGATGCATTAGCACGAGTATCATACACAGACCCTTGAACTCCGTCTAACAGATCTGCGTTCAGATTTGTAACAAGAGTTGTTGAAGCAACTGTAAATGGTGCAGTGCCTGTAGCAATTGTAGATTCAAGAGTTGATAGAACAAGATCGCCATATGAGAACGAGCCATCGGTGATATCGATTGAGGCATTTGGTTCTGGGTCGTATTCATCAAACATTTTAAATTTTGCATCAGAAATGTCAAAGAACATGCCAAGATGTGTATATCCAGGTTCTGACTGTCCAGCATTACGGTTAGACACCCAACCTGTATCAACTTGTGTAGGAGCAGCAACACCGCCCCACTCATCTCCTATTGTGTGTCCTGTGGTAGCTTCAAATGTAACTGAGATACCATTAGCAAGAGACTGCTGCCCACCAGTTATCTCAACGCCAACTGCCTCACGAGAAGTAAAGTTATCAAGAGACCAGTCAAAGGTATCAGGAGTACCTGTAGCATTAATTTTTACATTAAACTGTTCTGTAATTGGTCCAGTATAGTGTCCCAATAGGGTAGCATCATCTAAACCAGATCCGATAAATACTGTTGCAGAATCACCAATTGTATCGCCAGAGTTTAAATACATAAGTGAGTTAGCAACTGCAAGAGAATTGACCGAGGTAATAGACTCTGAACCTAAAACTGCAAGGTTACCGCCAATCGTTAAATCAGCATCTACATAAGCAGAACCTGTTACTCGGAACGATTCAGCTGTTTGGTTTTGTACATCTAAATAAATACAACCATTTGTTCCATCAGTGATGAGCACAATACCTAAATCAACGGCAAAATAAGGATAAGTTGGGGCAAGATTTTGTAAAGAACCAGCTGTGGGACCTACGTGAACTCGTTGACCTGAAGTCAATCCCGTAGTATCACCAAACGCAATACCAGCTCGCTGAACAAAACCAAAAGCATCATCAGCAATAGATTCGGCTGTTAAACCAACGGCATATGAAGTAGCTTCAGTAGCTGCGTTTGCAAGGGCGATAGTAGGTGTTCCACCGTCTTCTGATACAAGATATACAGGTTTTAACTGGTCAATGGTAGCGCCAGAAGTATTTTTAACGTAAACCATTTCATCCTGGCCTACCATAACATTAGCAGATATTCCAGGACCCATAACTTCTAGTGCATTTCTTGCTGCGTTATAGTGTACACGACCTTCTGCGTGTTCAGGAGCGAATGAATCTAAAATAGCAAAGTCAATAGTATTAGACTGCAGAGCTAGATTACCAAATTGCTCTACAGCTACACGAATACCAGCATTTGAAGATCCTGTGTAAACTGTGAGATTGTCTTGGACTACATTAACATTAGATTCTGCAGCTGCTACATTGTCTTGAAGCAAATTAAGACTTGCAGTGACGTTTGAAGTTGCAGTATCAATAGTAGTGGTAGAGGCATCAGCACCAGTTATTGTAAGACCAGATCCAGTTTCATTAGGAGCGATAGTGACATTGCCAATAAATAAAGTGCCTGGACCTAGGTAGATGTCTTTCCAAACTAAATCTGGTGCGCCTAGTGAATATGTATTGTTAGCTGAAGGCTCAACGTTTGCATCAGTAATAATAACATTTGAGTCTGTATTATAAGTAAAAAATGTATTAGCTACTCGACGAGACTCAACAGCGTTAACATTAGCTTCGGTTGAAGCTACATTAGCTAAATATTCAACTCGAAGAGCTGCAACATTAGATTCAGCTGATGCAACATTGTCTTGCACAGAGTCTAAAAGTGCTAAAGTTGCATAAGAAGTGCCTACATTTGACCAAACAACATCAATGTTAGCATTGAGTTGTGTATAGTATGCATCTGCATTAGAGGAAACTATATCAATATTAGCATTGAGTTGTGTATAGTAGGAATCTGCGTTAGAAGAAACAATATCAAGGTTTGAGTTTAAAACTGTGAATGTTACAAAGTCGTTAGCCTCTGCGAGTGAGGTACGAAGCGAAGCTGCTGTTACTTTTTTAGTAGTATCACCGCCTACATCAACAATAGGAACTACGTCATTATCGGCAACATCAACTGCCGCGAGTTCCGTAAGTTCGGTAATTTTTACGTTTGCCATTATGTCTCCTCAAAAATTTAAACACTGATTAATGCATTTTTACACAGTTTCATGATGGTGTCCAACCTGAATTTATTATAAGGCTATATTATCAAGACCTTGTGTAATTAAAAAGTCTCCTGATTGTGTGGTAAGCACATCAGCTGCTGTAAACACATCTTCAATAATAAACTCACCATCTTGTGTTATAAGCTGATTTAAATCTTGCGTGATAATAAACCTAGCTGCACCTTCAACTTCAGCTGGAGTGAACAGCTGTTCGGCTCCAAGCAACTGACCAGCTTGAGTAGAAATAAACTCGCCAGCCTGTGTTAACAATATAGACAGCTCTTGATCTGCAACTCCTGGTTCATCGGCACCAGTAGAGAAAGTAGACTGGTTAGCTAAAATAAGCCTACCATCTTGAGTAATTAAAAAATCACCAGCTTGAGTGAGTAGGTGATCGGCCGCAACTCCGCCAAGAGCACGCCGCATCGCAGAGACAGAGAGTAGGAGGCGATGCGCTCCTAAAGGCATTAGTTTCTCTCAGAAATATATAGAATTCCAGCACTAGTAGACTGTATAACAGCTATATATTTGTCATTCTGCGAAGGATCAGTCTCTGCTCCTAAAGAAATGTCATAGATAAACCCAGAAGGAAGAAAGTGTGAGTTTGTGGTGTTTGCCTCAACTGATGCGCCTCCAGTTTCAATAAAACAGTCAGACGTAGCATAGAGTGAGACTACACGTACAGATTGTGAGATTTCAGGGGATGTATTAGATGTGCCTGTATAAGGAACTTGCAGCCCACGGTTTGTCCGTAAGGCTAAAACTGGAATTGCCTCATTTCCATCATCTCTTGGTTGTTTGCTCATAGTCTCTCCTCTACCACCAGCGGTTCCAGCGGGTGCGCGCTACATACGCCCACCATTTCGAGCGAAGCTCGCTGTGAATTTTTTCTCTCTCGACCCATGAATGACGATTCGCTTCCATCTTTTTACAGTGTTCCACATACCAGTGAATCCAGAGCGTTTTATAGTCATTATGCATAGACAATCCACAATCCATAAAAAATGACGGCAGGGATTGAAACCCCTAGTGCTACCCAAAACCAATCGTTCATAGTCTCTCCTCTATTATATGAATCATGTGGTTAATCATCCAATCATTTCCTTCACGAGTTAAATGATTTCCTACTGTTAATGGTGCGAGAGTTGAATCCCAAAACTCATCACAAGTTCTCAACTCGATATAGTCTACTGTAGGCCATGTTTCGTAGATGGGCCAACGTGACCAAAAGTAGCAGCGTGGATGAGCAAGAATTCTCTGTGCATACTGTTTTCCTGCTTTTCGTATTCGCTGCATCAACTCGCTATCTTGCTTCCAAGTTTCCGTTATATATGATCTCGTATAGGAAACTCTATTTAAATTAGTCAAACCAACTATTGCATGAGTGTAGTTGTAATCTAACTGATGAAGAATGTCCCAATTTGAAGCTCCTGCAACGCCTCTCACTATTACATCTGGATAACGCTTCTTAATTTCTACAGTCCAAGAATAGTGTTCAGGAATGTCAACACCTTGCCTAAAATCTTGATCAGTTGAATAGGAGTCGCCCGCGATGAGGATTGTCATCCCAACTTCGCGCGAAGCGCGACCGCAAATTTTTGCGTCATTCCATTAAGTCCTTCATAAGCTTGTCATAGTTGTTAATCTGTACTGCCACTTGAGGTCCTGTTTGTTTCGGCTTGAGTGATGTTTCCACCTCTTGTAGATGCTTCATCCAATCGAGGAGGTCCTTCTTCGAGTAGATGCCTGTCTCCACCGCCTCTTGTATTTTTTGATCAATCACTGCATTGATGAGATTGATGCGCTTGATACGATTAAGATATCCTTGTGTGGCAAACACTGAATCAATGTAGTTCTTTACCTCTTTCTTCTCAATCACTGCAGTCACTCGATCTTCGGTGATTCCATACTCATCTGCGATTTCATCTATTGCCTTGCCCGAAAGATAATCGTTAGCGAGCGCCAGCATAACCGGGTCAAGAGGCGGAGCCTCTAAGCTGCGGTTGAGTGCATCAACCGACGTGGTTACTTGATTATTATTTGATGTCATTTGATACCTCATATAAAATTTGAATTTGCATATCTACAAGTCCGTAGGGATGAAATAATCCTTCATCTGTACGAAACTCTAGCACGCGGGCTTCTTCTACCTCTAAATTTCGATACGTAGTATCAAAGCTTTCTATAGCTGATTCTATTTGTGCCCCAAATGTCTCGGCTGTTCCAAGTGAATCATCATCTGAGAACACATAGGAACGTACAAATAAAAGTAGTATGCCTTGCCGAGCATCGGCACCGCGATGTAATCGTCTTTCACTAGCTGATGTGATAGTAATAGCTGGAAAGTCATTTACCTCATCTAGATAAGCATAACGTTTAATCACATTGCTCGGTAGAGCATCAGTGTTGGCAGCTAAATGATCTACTAAAGCATCTACAATTTGTGTACGTCTGGCCATATTTCACTTATCATCTGTTCTACAGATTTTCCTTTGCTCCAAGATTTCCAATGATCTTTGCTTTGATTATTCCACCAATACCAACGAAGTATATAACGACAGACATCCCAATCTTCAATGATCAAAAAGTTATCCTCAAACCAAGAACGACACCAATCAAGATCTGGAATTTTACCTAACGTTTCGTGTTCAGTCCATTCTTCTACTCTACAATTGGGGTGAAGAATACATTCTCCTGGTAAACACTGATTACCCATCTCATCTACAGGAATTTTCCATATACCTTCAGGTTGTTCATAACCTACAACAGGACTTCCACTCCACCAATAGTTACCTGAATCGTCCTCATCTCCATAGCAGTTGTAAACTAAAGGACCATATTTAAACTTTTCTGTCATTATTCAAAAACTATTACCATATCTTCTTGAAAAGTTAATGGTTGGTAACAACCAACTCCTAAAATTTGAGTATCTTGAGGCATTGGAAAGTTATTGTATACTGATTCTACAATAGACTTATACTCTTGCTCTACTAAAATTCTACACAAATTACGATCTTCCCAGCCTTGACCGCCATTCATTATTTTATCTATGCTACCGTCAGGATACATGATAGCAACTAATAGAACCCATTTCATGAAATTCTCCTTATAAAAAATTTTTGAAATGGATTTATACGCATATCAAAACTTAAGTCTATGATACTCTTCCCTTTAAGGGATGTCAAGAAATAACAGTGATTTTCAGAA